AGCCATTGCTGGCGGCGAAGTGAAACAGCGCGCCGTCGCGGCCATTGCCAAACTCAAGAATGCGGGCAAGTGGATTCCAGCCTTCGACAAACAGGGCCTCGGCCCGGTCTTCGAGGAGCTGGCCAAGTCCAGCGCGACCGTTGAGTTTGGCGAAGGCGTGGAGAAGAAGACGGTCTCCCCGCTGGAGACGCTGGTGCTCTTTCTGGAAGGTCTGCCGAAGATCGTTCCTGGCGGACGGCTCATTGACGGCGCTCCGGCTGGGCGTGGGCAGACCTCAAGCGGCGATCCGCTGACCAATGCGGCACGCGCGCGGGAGAAGGAAAAGAAGATCTCCTTCAGTGAAGCGCTGTCGGAGGTCGCGGAAGAGCATCCCGAGTTGACGGTGGCCGGCGGTTCTACGGGCGGCCAAGTCTAGGCGTTCGGTCTCAACCACGGCAAGGATGGAGCGGCATCTGGAAAATGGCTGAGCGGCCGCTATTCGCTCGGCACACTTCAAACGGCCCAGGAGGGCGCAAATGGCAAACATCAACACTGAAACGAAGGGGCCGAAGGGCGTCCAGATCAAGGAAAGCCTGATCCCCGGCGGCTCGTCCGGCTTTACTCGCGGACTGGCCGTTGTCTATGGCACGGATGTCAATCATGCCGCCGTGGCCAGCGTCGCCAACTCCGCTTGCATCGGCATCATCGAAGAAGGTGCTGTCTCTACCACCGAGGCAATCTCGGTGATCGAGCATGGCCAGGCGGTGGCCCAGGTTGGCGCCGCCATTGCTTCCGCGCCGCTGGCCCTCACCAACAACGCCACGGGGCAGCTTGTACCGGCTACCGTCGGCCAGACTGTGGTGGCAATCGCCTTGGAAACAGCGCCCAACGCGGGGGATTATATCTGCGTTTTCGTTCCCGGACTCTTCGGCCTGGTGGCGGCAATCGCCTAACTAACTTTTTCGCCAGGCGTTCGGCGATGAGCTAAGCGCCTGGCAACGCACTGAAACCGAAATCGACCCGCGCAAGCGGCAGGAGGATGTAAATGGGCGGCTATGTTGGAACGATGCCGGCTGGGGCTCTGAATGTGGCGTTGTCGAACTTCGCCAAGGAGTTCCGCAACAACGCCTTAGTTGGCGAAATCTTTGCCCCGCGCGTACCTGTGGCGCGGCAGTCTTTCCAGTACGTCGTATGGAATCGCGACGACTTCAAGCTGCCCGGCTCCACGCTCCGCGCTCCAGGCGACGAGCCGCAGACGGTGCGGCGCAGCTATTCCACCGCTCCCTACATGGCGACGTCTCACGCCCTCCAGGGCGAAGTACCTTTCGAGAGCGAGAGTTACGGCCTCGGCCTGGGATTCTCCACGCGGAAGCAGCTCACCGCACAGCTCATCAAGCAGATCAACCTCGACAGGGAGGTAGCGACTGCCAAGCTGCTGCTGAGCGAGACCAACTTCCCCAATTACATCGATCTGAGTGCGGGATTGAATAACCAGTGGGACAAGTATCCCGCGGTTCCCGGCGAGGGAACCGATGGCTCTCACCCGATCGTGCAGGTCGAGGCGGCCAAGGCGATTCTGCGCCAAGCGGGGGTCCAGGATGCCGATATGGGTCTGCTCCTGAGCGACCCGGTTGTGGTCGCCCTGCAGAACCATCCGGACATCATCAACCGCTTCAAATACACCACGCCCGGCTCCATCTCCCTGGATCAGCTCTCGCAGGTCTTCCGCGTGAAGTGCATCCAGGGCAGCGCCATCCTGCTCAACCGGCAGAATGTGGCCTCTTGGGTTTGGGGCAGCAACGCCTTCCTGGGCTACGCGCAAGCCGCGCCCACGCAAGACGATGTGTCCTGCGCCAAGACCTTCGTCTGGACGGGCGGAACCGATGGCAACGGCGCCACCATTGCCGCTCCGCCCTCGACCGTGGACGGATACGGCGTTCTCGAATGGATCGATCCACACCTGGCCAAAAAGAAGTATTGGCAGAGCGTGGATTGGTACTACGACCTGCGCGCCACCGCGCAGGAAACGGGTATCCCCCTGCTCAACGCGCTGAGCGTCGCTCCCACCATGGGCGCGATCCCCGGCGACGTAGAAGGCTAACCAGCAGTCAACCGCATAGGGCGCGCGCTACCAGCGCGCGCCCTATGCAAGTCAGCAAATCGCCAGGAGAAATCGCATGGCAGCCAAGAAACAGAAATCTTACAAAGCGCTCAGCAGCTTCCTTTTCGGTCATCGCGTGGTCACTGCAAACTCCGAGCAGCCGTTCACCGAAGCCGAGGCCAAAACTCTGATCGAGCGCGGCGTCATCAAGGAAGTCCAGGAAAAGAATTAGCCGCATGGCCTACGCAACCCAAGCCGATCTCGTCCCCCTTCGCATGACGGCGAAGGATCTGACTGAGCTGACCGACGACGACAATACTGGCGAGATCTGCGCCACGACGGTCACGGCGGCGCTGGAAGAGGCATCGGGCCGCGTGGAAAGCTACTGCCGGATGCGCTATGTCACGCCGCTCCAGCAATCAGACGACGTGAAGGCGCTCACCCTGGACATCGCTGTCTACCTGCTTTTTAGCCGGCGGCGCGAGACGGCCATTGGCGAGACGGTGCAGCAGCGCTTTGACCAGGCGATTGCCTTTCTCAAAGACATCGCAGCGGCCAAGGCCTCGCTCGATCAGCCATCCACGGCTCTCCAGCCGCAGACCTCGCTGGGCGGCCCAACGATCTCCAGCAAAGATCATCACCTGCGCTTCAGCGACAAACATATCGAGGGTTTTGTATGAGCGCGGAAGTTATCCAGATCGACGACAGCACCGTGAGAGTCGCCCTGGGGAAGTTCCGCCTCTCGCTCGCTCAGAAGGACGATCTGATGTTTGAGATCGGCGCGGCCATGCTGGTGTCGATTCGGCGCACCTTCCGCGAGCAAGGCTCTCCGGCCAAATCCTGGATGCCGCTGGCTCCTTCGACCATCGCAAGCAATCCCAAAAAGTACGGCGCCGGTCACCAGCTCCTGATCGACAAGGGCACACTGCTCAATTCCATCGGCTTCCACACCGAGCCAGGCAGCGTCGTGCTTGGAACCAATCTCAAGTACGCGGCCGTGCATCAGTTCGGCTCGCGTGATCGCGGCGGCGTAGGCCTCGGCCCGCGCACCAAGGCGATGCAGGAATCCGTGGTCAATGTTGCGCAGCACGGCTTTGCGCGCCTCTCGGCATCTTTAGGCAAAGGCCGCTTGGGAAACCGAGTGCGCAATGTTCGCGGACCGCGCGATCAGGTTCATGGGATAGTTTCGGCCCACACGCGCCATCAGAACATTCCCGCGCGGCCCTACATGGTCTTCCGGCCAGAAGATCCGCGCCGCATTCAGAGCCTGGTCAACTCCTATTGCCGCCGCGCCATTGCCGCGGCCGGACTGGGAGGCCAATGATGGGCGCTCCCTCGCAGTTCCGGATCGATTACGTCGAAGGCGCACTGATCACGCTTCTCAAAACCGTGATGCCCACGGCTTATGGCACGGTGGATGCGCCGGTTCTGGTGGACATCAACTCGGTCAACAGCAAGGATTTCAACGCCCAGGGGCAGCTCGCGCTCAAGCCGCCGTCGATCCGCGTGCAGTTCGGCGATGCGAACTTCGCCGATCTCCGCGACAATCAGCGGCTGACCTACCAAAACGGGATGCTTTTCGATGTGCTCTGCTTCGAGTCGAGTCTGCGCTCGAAAGCCGATGAGCGGCTGCAATCGCTTGTCCTGGTCGCGGTCGTGCACAATCAGCTCGCGGGTGCGAGACTGACACTGGCCGATGGCACACGGTCCATGCCCATCGCGCTCAAGCGCGTCTCCCTGGTCATTCCCGACGATGGCGGTCCCGTGGATCAACTCTATGCGATCACGATTTCTGTCGAGGGCATTGCCCAATTCAACGGCCCGAATGGAGGACTCGTATGACGGCTTCAGCAGCTTCCGATTTTGTTCAGGTGCAGTTGAGTGCGGCGGGCGTGAAGTTCGCGGGGGCCGGTGGAATGGTGCGCATCGCAACCGCGCATTTTTTTTATGCCTTCACGGCAACCACGCCGGTTCGCGTGCTCACCAGCGAATGGCGGCGCGTGCTTTCGCTCAAAACTTATCAAGGCGCGGCCATTCTCCAGGTCATTTCCGAGACTTCGGCCACGGCTGAAATCTCGGCCACGGCCAACGCGGCAAGTAAACGGACGGTGACCGTGGCCGCCAGCCACACGGATGCGGTGGCATCCACAACGACGAAATAAGCTTGGCGGCCCATGGCCGCACAACCCGAGGTGATTCAGATGGCCGGTCCTTTCAATTTTCTTTCGCAATGGAAAACAGCCCGAAACCTGATGCTCAGCGTGAACTCGCAGCTTGCCTGGAATACCGCCCTGGCCGATGCGGCGCTCACGCAGCGCCAGCGATTCGATGGGGCCGCGGTGCTTGAACGTAAAATCACGCGGCGCTCCGATATTGCCTACGCCGGCAAGGGCACGGCTTTCGCCACCAACGGCCAGATCACGGCCTATGACACCGCTCTGAGCGGAGCCAAGTTTGAGCTGTCGAGCTGGCTGGCTGGCTGGGCGTGTGCTTTTCTGATGGGTACTGACACGGTGGTCGGAGTGGCCGCGCCGTATACGCACACCTTCACTTTTGATGAATCGACGCGCACCGCGGTGCCCACGACGATCTACATGGAAGATACCGAGGACGTCCATTACAAGTGCCCGGACATGTGCATCGGCGATCTCACGCTCACCATCAGTGAGATCGGCGCCATCATGTTGGAGTTGGGCATGACTGGCACCGGTATCCAGATCCTCGGATCGATGGCTGCTCCATTGCCCGTCGCGCCAGCCGAGACGTATCTTTTGGGGTCTGACGCGGTATTGAACTTTGGCCCGGTCGGCGCCCCCGCATCTCTCGTCGGACGCCACATGAGCACCACGCTCAAGCTGGAGAATCAGCTCATGGTTCACAGAGCGCCCGGCGGCGGCCTCTACGGAATCTTCGTGCGCAAGGGCAACCCCAAGTTCTCGCTCTCGACGGTCTTCGCGGCCAAGGACACCGACGACGTCTACGCGCGCTTCGATAACGACACCCCTTGCGATTACGAGCTGGCTGTCAATTCCGGGGCGGCCGCGCAGTTGACGATTTCCGTGCCCCAGATGCACCTGAAGACGACCAAGCTCGGCTTCGACGGCGACATGGTCGTGTGGCAGGTCGAAAACGACGAAACCACCAACTACCAGGCGGCTGGAGTTCCTCCCATCACCATCGGGGTGACCAACTCCGTCGCTTCCTATCTGGCGGCTCCGGGCGCTTAAAGTTTCTCCTGGGGGCGCGTTGGAACGGGGAGGCGCGCCCCTTTTTTTACCGCCGGGTGAGCTGGAATGGTTCCAGCGGCAGGCTCATAACCTGAATGATGCGGGTTCGAGTCCCGCCCCGGCAACCAACTTCCGTACCATCCGTGGCATCCCTTCGCCGCGGTCGAAGCCTCGCATGACCTGCGCGGAGCTTCAAGAAAGACCGGGTCCTTCACCTGGCTGTTGTACAAAATCTCAACTCCCAAACGAAAGAAGGACCTATGTCTGCATCAATCGAACTGAAAGCGCCGCGCATCATCACCATCGAAGATCGCGGCAAGCAGTATGCCTTCACCCTCGCGCGCATCACGAAAAAGCTATGGCTGCGCTATTTCGAAGCCATCCTCTCCACCAGCGAAAACCAGAACGGCAAGCGGGTTGACAGCTTCGACTCCAGCGCCGCGCGGCTAGACCTGGTGGAACAATGCCTCATCACAGCCAACGGCTATGCACTGCCCGCAGACAAAACCAGTATCGACCAGGTCGAGGGTTGGAAAGCCTTGCTGCCTCTCTCGCATCGCCTGGGCGTGGCCAACGCCATCATCTCCGTCTCGGCAAGCGATCCGGCCGACGACGATCCGATTGCGCTCGGCCAGGAGTCGGTCTTCCTCGACGCGGTCTGGAGCGCCGGAGACGACGGCATCATGCGGAAGTTCCATGGTCTCTGCCACAACTTCAAGACGCCCACGGCTGACCAGCAGCGGCGCTTCTCTCGCGATAGCAGCCGCTCACGCGTGGTGGGAGGAAGCCGCAACGGAAAGACGCAATGGCTGGGCGCGCAGGCCACGCTCGCCGAACTGTATGACGAGCTGATCGTGAGCGTCGAAGGCTACACGGTGGACGGCACGACTCCGGACCGCGAAGCCGTTGTCGAGTTCATGGACACCTACCACAAGGTCGCGGCCGTGGACACGCTCTTCGCTCCCGCGGCTGCAAAGGTCGAAGAGGATGGCAATTGATGTTTGGCGCGATGCGGAAGGCGTGCGGATGGCCCTCGAAGAGATCTTCGAGAGCGACTTCGTGCGCAGCCGCATCCAGCGCGAGGCCTCTGGAGCCAGCCCCGAAACCGTCGAGAGGATGGAGCGCCAGATTCCGCCGCGCACGCTGGCGTGGGGCTATTACCGTTTTGGCGAGTATCTGCTCCATCTTGATGCCCTCCAACGTGCGGGCATCGGCTTCCAGGTCCGGGACCTCGCTGGCTTCGAGGCAGAAGGGATTTTGGCTCTTGGTCGCGCTCGTGCTGCATTCGAGAGCCACCACCCGGCGTGCGGCTCTTGCGGGACGCGGCAACAGAATCGCTTTGGCAGGGAATGTCCTGGCTGTGGGGCCAAGTTCCAGCGCCGCAAGGAGTAAATCGTGGCTGTAGAGACTTCCGCCGTCCAAATCTCGGTCAATGTCGTTGACAACACCTCCAGCCAGGTGCTCGCGGGCGTTGAGCAGAACCTGACCAAGCTGGGCGCGGCGGGCGCAAGCGTCGGCCCAAAGGTGGGCGCAGGGTTGGGCCAGGTGGGCGCGGGGGCGCTCTCGGCACACGAGAAGGTGCGCCTCCTAACTGAAGAATTCGGCGTGCGCATCCCGCGCGCCATGCAGTCGGTGATCTCGAAGTGCCCGGCGGTGATGGGCGCCATCGGCGCTGTCAGCGGAGCGATGATCGCCCTGGGCGCGATACAGATCGGCGGCATGGTCTTCGAGGCGGCGGTTCGAGGAGCGGAGAAGCTGTGGCATAACGTCCTCAATGTGAATCAGGCGGTAGAGGATTACAACGCGAAGGTTGCGAAGACAAAACAGGATGACTTTGGCAACACGCAATCAATCGAGACGACCAGACTGCGCATCAACGAGGCCACTGCCTCAGTGAAGCAATACGAGGCCGAAGTTGAAGAACTGAAACGAAGAGCAGCCAGCGCCGCGACAAATCCTCTCTTTGCGGCGATACCTGGCGGAAACGCGCTTGTATCAATCCACGACACCTGGTGGGCGCACGATGCACAAGTCAAACAGATGGAGGCTCAGGAACAACTCGACAAGCTGAACAAAGAGAACCTTATCGAGCAACGCCACGAACAAAAACTCGATACGATCGAGCTGGAACACGCCTACGACTGGAGACTGAGCAAGGAAAAGGAGATCACCGAAGAAAGGCGGAAACAGCACGAGATCGACGCGGAAGATTCCAGGCATACATCCGAAGTAGAGGGGCGTTACGGAAACTCTGTCGGCACTCCGCATCGAGGGATGGCTTTATTTTCTAAGGGTCAAATGACCGAGGTTTTCGGCACCGGAGCGCCTATTTCGAGCACTCAGGGGACGAAGGACTTGCTCGCGGACGCTAAAGCCGACAAGTCTCTCGCAGATCTCGCCGGAACGGGAGGCGGCGGAACAGGCGATGCAAAATCTCAGGCGCAGGAACTGGCGCGCATCCACGAGCAGGCGCTGGAATCCGGTCTGCGCGGCTCCGCGCTCTATCACGCGCAGGAAGCGGCCGCTATCGAGGATCTGAAGCGCAGAGGCATCTCCAGCTCCCAGGCCGTTGAAGACGTCCACACCAAATTCCATAACGAGGAGATGAACCGGCTCCGCACACAGCAGGCGGAACTCGAACATATGCGCCAGGAGACTCAATTGATGGGCCTCACCGGAACGGCGCGAATCAAGCAGGAAGGCGAGAACCGCATCAAAAACCTCAGCCCGGATCTGGCGCCTGGCGAACGCCTGGCCATGGAACATGAAATCGGGCAGCAAACCGATCAGCAAGTTCATGCACAGGACAAAACAGATGCCGAGGAGAGGAAGAAAGCCGCCGACGAACTGGCTGCAAAGCATCAGCG